TTAGGTGGCTGAAATAATAAATGCCAGCAACTGCTCATATCGTATGCCGTATCTATCCCCTTTAGCAGTCTCTAATATCTGCTCGAATACTGGTTCAGCCATCACTGTTGACTGATTGGTTACTTTTTTCATAACTGGCACTTTTTTAACTTTTAGCTTTCCATCCTCGTCTAATCCATCAGGCACTTCTATTATTTTTTGGCGTATAACCTCTTTTGATACAGACTTATACTCTTCTTCGCCTTTTTCATTAATTATTAACTCTAGATACTCTTCAATCACAGTTTCAAACTCTGGCTCGTCAACAATCTCTGTTAGCTCTATTGTTTCACCCTTATTGATTTGCTCTGTGACGTATTGATCATCCCAGCTATCATGGCAAAATAACGCGTAATGATGCGGGTCAAGCCCATGATCGTAAAAAACTTGTCCTACTTCTTGGGCATTAACTCCAAAATGTATTCTGGCGCCAGCCCCTTTTTCCTTAATAGACTCATTGAACTTGAACTTTCTAATCATTGTTTTTAGTTTTATAGCGACATCTTTTTCGGCTTGTTCTATCTCTAAAAATGATTTTAATCGTTCATCTGATGTACTAATCGCGTTTGTTCCCGCGTGAATTACAGACCAACGCCTGATACCTTGTCCGTTTGGTTGCGTGTTGTCTGTTGCTGGAGAAAATGCACGTGATTTTGCGATAACATCCCAATACCCGAGCAATGTTGCGTTAGCAATAAATGACACACGGTTATCGCCAGATACTGCGACAAATGCGCCGTTCGAGTCGTCTGAAGATAAACTCGCTATTACTGCACTACCGAGTTCAGCTGAGTTCAGACTAAATGCCCCATCACCTGGCAACACACCGCCAAAACCTGCTTTGCCTTTTTGATGCATCATTCCAAAACTATTCGTATAGAAACTATATCCATTAGCGTCTTGTGCAGAAAAATATGAGACTGGTTTTACGTTTACGCAAGAACCATTGCGTACATGAATTCCGATATTTTCATTTAATGACCCTTTCGGATTGATATCAATACCGCGATTACTTTCAACGACTGCTGTTGTCGTTTCAATAGCTCTAATTTGCAACCCTACTCGTTTCTGTATTGTTCCCGCCCCTGTCGCGGTGGGCCACATTATCATGCCCCATGAGTTCTCTAGAATCCCGTCTCCTTGATACTGAACTCTATCTTGATATGCTGCAACGTGATTATGGGTATTATCTCCGCGCAGAATCGTTGTAGCATCAAATGCTCCATATCCACCGTAATCTGAAGCGTTATCGATAATTGTTTTGTCAGAAAAAGCGTGGCAGTCTGTCGGCTCATTAACTAACTTGCGACTTACAGTTGTCGCATCTCTTAAACCTACAGTACTTGGCCAGTCACCGCCCGACTGACCAATTGGGTTGTCACCGATTATTACACCCCCGTAGTGAGCGGTAGATGTGATACCATTTGCTTTAACTTTACCGCTAAAATCAGCCCCAGTAAGCCTTGCAAGACCATCTATAACATTTTTTAGGTTTGTATCAGTTTCTGGATCAAAAACTATCCCACTAGTACTTAGTATATTAAGAAACTCAGCAATCACATGGTTAAACCAATCCGCACCTGGATAACTTGGACGATTAGCATCACCCGATTCAGTAAACCATCCAGCTAAACCAGTTAATGGCTTTGCTGCTGGGCGTTCTGTTGCTTGTGAACCATTGCGTAACGGATGCATGTTAACTCTCCTAATCTAAATTCATTTAAACGCCGTTTAAAGCGGTTTTGTTGATGCTAAAAATGCCTAAACGGCGTAATAAAACTCGTAAAATAATCCGCCCACTTTGTAACGCTGCAATGTGCATTCAAGCACTCGTGCATCAGACGTTAGCAGTGGGGTTAATACATCATCTAAACAGGTCATGTACGCACCTGGTATGCCGTAAACATTTACCCTTAAGATGTAGCGGTATTTCTGTTCCCACAGAGGGTAGGTGCATGAGCGCAAGCAGTGGTGCGGGAACGTCTCATCAACCTCGACTGTGAAGCCCAAATCGGTAGCTAATTTCTGGATGTTCCAAGCTTGCAGACCACCTTTGCGGTGATACTTCTCAACTACGGCATAACGACGATATTCAATATTGGATACAGGCTCTGCCACACACTCAGGTAGGCCCAAGTACTGTTCCCAGTCATCCAATAGCGCTAATGTGGTTTCAGGGCGCATCTCAAGCAGCAAGTTATCGGCGCTTTGCTCGGCGCGTTCTAGCCTTGGTGCATAGCCTTGGGTGTACTTATACAAATCAAGCGAGGTCGCTCGCTGCCATAACACCCCACGCGGCATTTGTGCTAATAATGCATTAGTCCACTGTGCTACGGAGTGCCCCATGTAATGGCTCCTAATGCATGCAGTTCGGTGGCTATTGCTGTGACATCAGCGCTTAAATCCAGCTCGTAATCGTTTATGCCCACAGTGGAACCAATCGCTGTTCGTACAGCACTTAATAACAGTGTTGAACCTGGGTTTAAGGTTTTAAAATAGCCTTTAATACTCGCGGTAACGCTATCGCGCAGGTCGGCATTATCTGGATTGATTGTGATTGCTAAATTGGTGGTTTTAAGCGTAAGCGGAATGTAAACCGCCTCGATACCACCTGGGCGGCCAACGTCAGCGCCTGTGGCTGGATCTTTATGGCGATAGATATAATCAGCCATTGCGACTTGGTCTAAATAGATGGGTAAAATATCTGGGCGTGAGTCAAATACAAAGGCATAACCAACAGTGGCTGGCCCTTGGTAATTGTCTACTGCCCACGCACGATCAACGCCTGCCACTTCACGGCACCAACCCACATAATCGTGTACAGCACCGCCCATTGGCGGATTGCGCTTACGGAACAATAAACGCTCAAGCACTTTAAGTGGAGCTTCAAGATCTGCACCACCCGTAATACCGCCAGATATACCATTGGGTTGAATGCCTGGCACAGTTGAAATAAGGGTTAGCGTTTCACCAGCTAACAAATTACCTGCAATGCCTGCGGCCTCTGCTTCAACTTGCACTACTACATTGCCACCGGAGGGCGCATTCGATAGCGTCACTCTATATAAGCGGCCATCTAAATGCGTCATCACAGTGTCAATTGGTAGCGCGGTATTACCTGCAAATGTCACAGGGCCGCTTGCGCTAGTTGCCAGTTTTTGAATGATCCCTTCATAGCGAGCGGTGTCGATAATCGTTTGATCTTCTGACTCAGATGAGGGGATTACCTGGCGCACTATCCAGCTTTGATAATCATATAAATCGCGTAGGCTACCGCTTACCGCAGAGTTAAGCGCTTGCTCGATACCAAACTTGGGCAGAATGGTATCTAACGAGGCTTCAATGTCGATTAAACCGCTTTCAATCAGTGTTCTAAGCGTGGGTACATTAAACGGCACTTTGTGTCTCCCATCGTTTTGATACAGTAAAAGAAATCACTGAGTTATCGGGTTTAGTGATCACAATATTTAAGGCTAGGGTTTGAAACTTGGGGATAGAACCTGTCACCACCACACTCTTTGCTGTCACGCCATAACCGTCATCACGCAGCATCCACGCTAACGCATCATCTGCGTATTTAACGGCTTTATTGCGCACTTCGGTGGTCATCTTTTCACGGTATAACAACCACAACTTGCTACCCCAAGGTTGAATCGAAAAGGTATCGCCAGGCCAGCCGCGTAGGTCGTCAGAATTATCAGGTAAGGTATCGGAATCATCAGCGCGGGCATCGGTAAACAGTGAGATCAAAACGAGGGTGGATATATCATTATTGATACCATCACCCTCGCTGTTATTGAACTCAATCAGCAAACCTGTATTTTTCATCATGTCGAACACGATGGCGCTCATAACTAACTCACTCTGGTGGTGTAGTCGGTCTGCTCTCAGCGTCTTGGTGGATGTGCCCAAGGTAACTAATACTGTTCGCGCTTAAATCAGAACCAGTGATAACACTGTCTGAAGTAATGCCGCTTACCGCATAAATACCGAGGTCTGTTGATATGCCACCAGTGACGTGTAGAGGACCTTGAATTAAAGACTCTGGTGAGATAATAGTGAATGAGTTGGAGGCATTGAAAATAACGTCGGTTGCTCCAATCGTGAAGCTGTTTTGTATTTCAAAAATAACATCAGTAGCAGTAAGAATAATCTTACCGTCTTTGGTTAAGCGGATTTTGTGACCTTCAAGATGGTATAGAAAAACATCGCCAAGTTCACCCTGTGGCCGTACTTTTTTATCTTCAACTGCAATAGCCACTAAGCCAGATAGCGAGCCACCCAGCGCCGCCACAATCGCCTCAGCGCCTTCTGGTGGATACGAACTCATACCGTAATTTTGGAAGCGTTCAATGTTATCTGCTGACTCATCAGCATGCATTTTCACTTGTAAGTTTTGACGCTGCAAATCTTCAACAATCCCCGTTACAACAGCGCGGGTTAACATACCCGTAATACGGCGGCGAAGAGGAGCAAGTAAGCGATCAATATAACGTTCAGTTACCATTTACCACCGCCTAACTTAGTATCTTTAACCACCTCAGCAGGGATATCCATCGTTTCGGGTCTTACCACGCTAATCACAGCTAGACGGCCCGCATCGTCTTCGCTAAACATCACTGATAAAACCAACATTTCTTCATCAAGCCCTAGTATTTGGTCAACAACAGGTACGAGGGTATTGATGTTCCACAGCTTGCCCGTTTGCGGAATGCGCCATCCAGTTACTGTGTATTCAGCCGTATTGGATTTACCTATGCTGCGTTGGCGTTCCCACTGGCCGCGCTTAGCCGCACCTTCTGCGGTAGTGATTTCTTCATTGACAATTATCAATGGGCGATAGCGGCTGATTTGAGGATCTTTAATATCAGCTTTGATACCCCCCACCGCAGAAATAGGAGCAGAATCCCAATTACCATGGGCCGCACCTGCGGCTTTAATGGTGAAATTACTGTAGCGCTGGCGCCAGCTAAAACGCCCCCGAGCCGCTTTTACGTTCTCGCCTAATATCAACGACACACCCGCTTTAACTTTACTAGCACGGGTGATCACTAAGTTGCCAAAAGTATCACTGGTTAGCAGCACGCCACGCTGTTTAGCCAGGCGCGATAACAACTCATGCGGCGTTTCGCCTTGCTCAATTTGAATACGTTGGAACGGTTCACCCACAGCGGTATTAACGATAACTTTAATGCCGAATGGCTTACACACTGCCTCAGCAATTTGCGAAATCGTTTGATTGTTAAACTGGCCGCTGGGGTAGTCGATAGAGCAATCAACTAGGTCGGCGGTTTTATCGCGACCACTCACGCTAATCGTTACCGTTGACTCGTCATAGCTTGGTACCCAATCATCAACGTAGCCGGTAATAATACGCTCACCGCCAATGTCTACAGTACAGGCTTGGCCCTGCGTTATGGGAATAACAAATTTGCGGTATTGCTCTTCATTATTTTGCCACCGCCACGTTAGCTCTAAATCAAACGCTCCTGACATCGCATCAAGCGAGCGTGTCACGCTGATCTTGGTCCAGCCTTCATAAATATTGCCACCCGCTTTTAATACAATTGCCTCACTCATTAGCTAATCACCTCAACAGTATCGGTAGGTAAAATAAAAGCGGGGTTAGCAAAGCCATTGCGTTGCACTATGCTGTCGCGGCGCTCGGTATTACCCGTTTGCTGCCATGCGACTAACGCAACCGGCACGCTTTCTTTAGCTTGATACAAGCTCACTTGCGGTAATAATTCAGCACGGGCACGAGTATCGGCCAACACGGCTTGGCGCAATACGCGCATCTGCCGCCATACCGCTGAACTGCCAGACTCAACCGCAGCTGCTGCATATAATGCCAGTTGATCCGCAACACCATAACCAAGGTCTTTTAATTGTTGCCCTGTTAATATTGCGTTGCGTTCGGCACCCGATAAGCTCTCAATGACTTGCGCTTCATCATTGAGTTTATTCACTATCTGGGCTTCACCTAGGGCGGCACATTGAGCCACTACAGCACTGTTTAATGTTAGGTTTTTAAAGGCTTCAGCATTGGCAAGGATCGCCGCATTTTTAGAAGGGTTAGCAAACTTAGGTACTGAGCCAGCCATACCGCCTTCACTTGATATATTGCGTGACAAACCACCCGTTGCCCCCAGCTCTGCACGCATACCGTCCCAACGGTTTTGTACATTGGCATAAACATCGAGGGCGCGGATCGGGTCTTTAACCACGCCTTTAATGTCTTCAAGCAAGCCCATAGCCTCACGCGCTAAATCACCAGGATAAGCAAGCAACTTACCTACGCTATCTTTGGTGCGCATTAAGCGATCCGTCCATTGGCGTAGGTCATCGGGGAGTGATGGTAAGCCGCGGGTCAGTTCATCTAAATCATCCAAAAATGTATCTACCATATCGCCCATACCATCAAGCGTGCTGATATCAAAATCGCTTGCAAACTTATCATTCACTGCGTCTTTGGTTTTATCCGCTTCGGCTTTAACTTGGTTAGCAGTATCAGATTTAGCATTGGGGAATAAATTTTCACCCACTTCAAATACTTCAAAGTTAATGGTCGCCGTGCCATCAACTCGATTAATTAACTTGTGGCTAACCTTGCCAACTTGAACTTTTTTAATCCCAAACCAAGGGTGAATTAGTTCGCCTGGGCCTTGTTTGTTTAATGCTTCAAGAATCGCTTTAAGCTGTTCAAAATAATCCGCGCCAACCACACGGCCACTTATGCGCTCTTGGGTTAATACCTTGCCGTTGTCTTCCGTGTAACCCAGTTCTTTTTTTGGGTACGCATGGGGTATCGCGCGGCGACCACTTTCGCCATCAGACTCTTCAAGTAAAAATTCAACGCCCCGAAACGAGGCGGTTAAACGGTCTTCAAATGCCATTTAAAACTCCTTTACGTGGGGTTAGTTAATGCCAGTATCTGAATCAACGGTGATGCCAGGAGGCGCTTTAGAGACAGTCAGCTTTGACCGCTCATCCGTTAAGTGCAGCTTAAGATCAATGCTACCTTCAAGCGCTCTGCTATAGCTGTTGATATCTGTTTGAGTTTTTGAATCAAAACTCGCGCTAGGTTTGGCGACATCTTTAATTTTTTCTTCACCAAAGATACTTGGAAAAACATCTGATAGTGTGGTGGCCTTAGCCCATTTACCAAAGTCTGTATCACCAATAATGGCATCAGCTATTGAATCAATTATCGGGTACATTACTAAAGCTGCGGCACCAGTTTTTGCAGCAGAGCCGACTTTGCTCCATTTGCTTTTATTGGCTTTATTATTGCCACCCATGGCATCAGTAATGTCAGCCCCCATAGCACCACCCATACCGCCCGCACCCATGTTGACTACATACACAGGCATCACGCCCATGTCAGCAATACCACCCGCACCACCTTTACCATCTTTACCTTTCCCGCCGAAAGCATTCTTCCCCCATGAATAAACATCGGCGGCTTTCTTGGCAGCAACGACAGTCCCAACAGCGACTGCAGCTACCGAAGCCCATTTAAGCCAGTTATCAATAGTATCTTGATCAATTCCATTAATAGCATCTGCTATTTCTTTGAATGGTCCAGCAGCGGCACTATTACCAGCTCTTTCGACTTCATTATTAATTCGCTGAAAACTAGACGCTAAATCCGTTGCCGCAATTTCAGCATCTTTTAATGTTGCGGAACCATCTCCGGTTATTACCATAAACTTATCGAAAACGTTCGCATCACCCGATTGTTTATAAGCTGCTATTAGTGGATTTAATGCCCGTTTAGCTTCATCCGTTAAATTGATTTGAGCAATATTTGTAGAAAGTCCTTTCGACTTAACAGTTATTTCTGTCATTAACTGACTAAGCGGGCGCATTTGTTCAACTCCGGATTTTAATTTTTCCGGATCAAACACATCAATATTTCCCAACTCTTTTAATTTTTTAACTCTATCTGGATTTGTTATATCTCGAATTATTGAAGTAAAAGCGGTAACTGCCTCTGCATCTGACCCTGAACCTTCTCTAATTACCTGTAGAGCAGCCCCCAACTCTGTAACCGCCTCTGTACCTTGTCTACCAGTTGCGGCATAAGCCGCAAAAATCTGGGGGCCATAATTAGCTAATGAAGCCAAGGTAAACGCACCGCTTTTACCTTGTTTATTTAAAGTATCAATCGACTTCATCGCATCTTCAGAAGAGGATATACCTAGTTTTTTCAGCTCAGTAAAAATACCACCAATATTCTGGCCTGATGCACCAGTGGCCTGAATAACCGCTGACATGTTTGGTAAGTTTTTAATCGCAAATTCAAGGTCGCCTGTCTTGGTAAGAATTTCCTCTACCGCACTCAGCGCTTCCTTTGGATCAATCCTAATACCTTTCTCGTTACTAACTTGACGAATTTGCTCATAAAGCTCTTTTGCTTTATCAGTTGTGATATCAGCTGAAATGGCTAGACGACTTAAACGCCTATCTATTGTGGCAAATTGATGAGCAGCAGCACCTGTAGCCATAGCAGCAACAGCACCCACATAGCGATTACCTAGGGTATCAATACCTCTGCCAGCAGCAGATACAGAACGTCTTACCATCATCATTGCCGTGTCATTCTTTTTGGCAAAGTCACTCATCGATGTGCCGTACTGACGCGCTTTAGCGGCAAGGTTGCCAGCAAGGTTTAATACAATATCGGTTTTAAGTTGCTGGCCCATGGATTAACTCTCTTAACTTTCGGTAGGTACGAACAAGGCGGCGCAAAGACATAGTAGAAGTGACGCTAAGCGGAATGCGAGAACTCATAGCAAGCTGCAAGTCCTCGCAAATATCGGCTAGCGCCTTAAGCTCGCCCCCGTGCCTCAAGCTCCTGCGCGATTAACTGGTCAAGTTCTGAGGCTTTAACTTGTAACAAAGTAAAGTCCTCTTGGTGCAGCTTGCGCAGTTCCTTAACATCAATAGGCCCTTGCACTTTGCCGATGTATTCCACTTGTCGCACCAGCAGCTGCAAGCCGTACATCACGTCAGACGTATAGGCAATGGCCTTACCGTCTTGCACAATCACTTTCTCCGCCGCGATTTGGGCATCAATATAATCACCCGATGTTAGCTCACGCAGCCCCACCTCAAGGTGGATGTTATCGCCCACTTTGAGGCCATGCTCTAGTTCAAACGTCATGACGGCCATTAGATACGTTCCACCTTATTACCTTGGAACGTGCCAGTAACATCGCCACTATCGGAGATAGTAAACGGGGCCTGCGGTGCGGCATCGGTCATCATATAGTCAACACCATTGTCGCCTTCCCATGTCAATGTCGCATTGGTCATTGCGTTAATGGCTAACACATCTACGTCTTCATCTGCGGCGATCACTACCGCAATGGTTGGCACTGTGTACTCATTTGACTGGCCCCACACGCGACCAGGGCCAACGTGTGGAGTACGGGTGTAACCGCCTGGGTTTAATGTAGATCCCTTTTTCGTTTTCAGCTGTTTACTGTTGGCACGAATAACCACTTCACCTAGGATTTGTCCCATGTGCTTATGCTCCTGTTAGAGTTTGAACTGCATCAACGCAGCAAAGATACGGAACTGGTTAACGATGTCAGGCTTGAACACACAGTTCAGGCGGTTCTTGTCGCTGCTATCACGGTACACTTCGAGCGTCTCTTTAAAACCGTCGAAGTCTTCCATCAAACCTTTTGGTACCCAGTCGTTATTAGCGAGTTCAAGCATGGCGTTACGCATGATCTTCGGTGTGACTACGGGCTGACCTGGATCAAGTCGCGCTAATACATCGTCACCAGCTAACTTGTGGCGCGGGAAGCGGTTAGTTACCATTACGCGCAGTGAATAACGCAAGTAGCCCAAGGTTGCTGGGGTGGTGATATCCAAGTAGCTTGGGTCAGGGTCGCCGTAGCTGTTCTCACGATACATTGACACTTCGCGCTCAATCGCCACTTCACCGCTTGGCGTCACCATATAAGTGGCAATGCCATCACCAAGTAAAAGGTTACGCTCGGTTGGGTCCCACTGGATTTCTTTAGCCGGTGGCAACAGGCTAGTCATCACCAGCGTTTGCAGTGGGCGCGCGGGATCAATACCCAGTGAGTAAGAGGCTTGGCCTGCGTAAGCCGCTGCCCATTCCCATGGCGAGTGGGGCGATTTATTGGTACCCATGCAAGTAAACAGGTAATCATTACGGGCTACACCAAACACACCAGACTCAGCAAAGGTGCCACGAAACGCGGTGTAAGCAATGCCTTCAATCATCTTGAGTGGGCCCCAACGATTCACTAGCTCATCGCGCAGCTTGTTCATGCTTTGGGTGTCGTTGTACGGCATCACGATATGGTTGTACCACTCGTTAGGCACAACGGCGATAACGTCATCCATATCCGGTGTACCGGCGCCGCCTGTCATGGCAACTAAGGTTAGGGTAACGCCCGTTGGCAGCTGCTCGCCATCGTAGTAATTGAAACGCACATCGATGTCGTTAGTGGTTTGGCCTTTCCATTTAGCCGTTAACTCTACCGTTTCCGTGGTGGCGGCCTTAAGCGCGGCGGTAACGGGCAGGTTAGTGTTAGCGTTGATCTTAGCAATCATTGCTGTCGCAATAGTTGCCCCAGTCGCGGCTTCATCCACGCCCACTTGCACCGACTCACCCGCGATTAATAAGGCAATCACACCCGCTTTGGCCGTAGTCGCAGCGATAGTGATCTCGCCTTTGGCCGCACTGCCTGCGCTTAAGTCAGCAACACCCAAGGCGTATACATCGGTATAGCCATTAGACTTGCGGAACTTCTTCAACGATTGCGCCAGCATTGAGCCTTTGCCATACAGCGCATCCATTTGGCTTTCGCTGTTGGTAATACGGTTTAAGGTCAGTGCTGTAGCAGTACCTGCGGCCAGCTGCTGACCGATCACTAATACTTTTTGCGCAAGTGCAGGCGTACCCGATAGCGCGTTAGAGTTGTCGATCTCGATATAAACGAGAGGGACCTTAATATCATTGGGGATGCTACCGAGTGACATGGTTATGCTCCTGCTTTCGCTTTGTTGGCTGTTGTTTTAACTTCGATTACATCGCCATCGTTTAGGCGACGCACCCAAAATGATGAACGCTCAACCTTTTCGCCGTTGGCCTTAAGGTATTCGCCGTTCGGCTTGCGCACGGGCACCGCAGCTTTAGCGGGTTTAATCTGGATCAACATGGCTATGTTCCTGTTGTTAATAAAATTATTTGTCGTTAGCACTGCAGGCGTTACTGCGGTAATTCCACTAAACCTTCAAGTGGTGGCGCACCGTCTGCTAATTCGGCCTTAATACCAAAGCGTTCAAAATTGTCGAGTGTGCTTAGGTCGAGCTCTTCATCTAAATACCATTGCTGAGTCCAGCTAACCGACCACACTGCAAGGCCAAGCTCGTCTACTTGCGCGCTATAAAGATTGTCACCGCGCACCGCTTCGGCCTTACTGTAAGCGGTTGGCATGGCACCACGGCGCAGCAATAACCCTGCTAACTTGCCCGCAATCACTTCGGCGCGTTCGTCCTTTTGGTAGCCGAACTGGTCAGTGGTAAATACGTAAGCGACAAAATTCACAGTACCTATGATGCGATTGCCAATGCTCTCGTACTGCGGCACACGCAGCGCAGCGACACGAACGCCGCCATCGCGATTCGCTATCCAGCGTTTGATATCCGCTGGCGTATCAAACTTGCCTATGTGGCGTTCGACGGTTTGCACCCGATCAAGCTGCTTATCTGTGCCTTCAAGCTCGGGCTTGAGATAGTTAACCACTTGCTGGCATGCCCATACTGTTGAGCCTACAACGCTAAACGCGGGTCTGGTTGTCATTGGATCAGTCCTTCCCAAAAGCTACCAAGCACGGCATACACTTCGTTTTGGTTGTCTGTGCTTAAGCCTAAAAATTCACGCTGCGGGATATTCATTAGCCGGCTAAAAGCACCGACTGATTGATACACCGGGAACGCCAACGCCTTGCCGAATGCTTGTGTAATAAGGCGCGTATGCGCATCCACTTGAACCGCACCGCTAAAGCCGTCTTGATGCACTGCGGCGTAAGGTAGTGGGGAACCAATGCGCACTTGATTTTTTTCCACCACGTACTGGATTGAATCGAGTAAATCTCCTCCTCCCTGTAGCAAGCTCTGATTACCGTGGCGAGTCTTGCCATACGCAGAATTCCACTCAGCCCAAGGCTTACCATCAGGAGATGATTTCTCATCGGCGATTCGTCTCCGAGTTTGGCTTTCAACAATGCCACCAAGGGCGTCTAACAATTCCGTTTTGTGCTTAGGATCTCCAAGGGTTTGCATGAGCTGCTGATAACGTTGCAGCTCATTAGTCCCTGTAACCTGCACGCTCAGCGACATTACAGAACGCCCCGTAAGCTATCGCGGGTGAAGATGCGCTCATTGCTTTGCACTAACTCCACTTTGCCCAGACTAGTTTCAGTGGGCTTATCGGTCACGGGCAAACCTAAGTCGCGTTTGCCTGAGCCGATTTCGCGCAATGTAGTGAGGGCATTTTTATAACGTTCTTCAAGTAAGTTCGTCGCCTGCTGGTCACGATCCGCTAACCAATAGAATGCGATAGTGATGGCGAGCTTATTCAACATGCTTGGCACAACGGCCAAGGGCAGCACGTAGCGCGTCATAAATGAGTTAATCTCATCATCCGCTTGCTCCAACGCTTGATTGATAAACGTATCGCTTAGCTCGCCTGTGGTGCGGTCAATCGCAAAGTTCCACAGCATCGACTCATCACGATCAATCAAGTCTTGCTTAGTTGCATACACTGCCATCACTGCCGCCTTTACTCTGCTATTACACTGGCTGGATCGATAAGGGTTTCAAGGTCAACGTCTTCCACAACCAAGTTCGGTTCACTGTGAACACGCTGAGCCTTTTCACGAGTGAGACACACAACCTGTTCTGCATCATGCTCAAGCGTAGATATATCGTTCTGGCCGACATGATCTCCATCAACCACGAGCACCAATGTTTCTGTGAGACGATGGAACTGCACACCCGAGCGCCAAAATCCAGCGTCCGATTTAGCGCGTACTGTAAAGGCGCCAAGGATGTGCAGAGCATTACCGTTAGCGCCATTAGTGACATCATTAGCTTTTGATACATCACCTTCATTTGAACCTTCCTGATTTGCTAGGTTGAGTTTGGCTTGTTCTTCCGCTTTGGCTTTAGCCTCAGCTTCGGCTTTAGCCTGTTCTTCTGCTTGCTGTTTCGCCTTGGCTTCTTCCTCAGCCTTGGCTAACGCGTCTGCTTCTGCCTTAGTTTTTGCTTCTGCATCAACTTTGGCCTTAGCTTCATCACCACTTACTGCCGCGTTCTGTTCGGTTTGCGGCGCATTGATGGCAGTACCCGTTGCCACTGTTGCTGCTGTTGAAGCGCCATCGGCCTTAACGGTTTTGGCTTTACCCACTTGGGCTTTGGTTGTTTGTCCACTCACGTTGAACTCCTTTTAAGCATGGCGGTGTCGCAACATCGCCATGCTTAATCACAATGGCTTACGCAGTAATTAAGGGGGAAACAACAATCTCAACATCGTTGTAATAGATGTTGGTATTGCCGCCATCCACAAGCATCATCGAGATCAACGCCTTCGCAGCGGCTTCATTGTCAGGCCCCACAACTAACTTAGTGGGACGAACACCGATTGGCGTGCCATCAACCTTTTTCATCTTCTGCAATTGTTTCTTTGCGGCTTCATAGTTAGCTTTCGTCAATGCTGCTTTAGAGCCAATCGCGAGTTGCGGGAAAGAGAAACCGACGTTACAACGGCCATCAACACCGGCTGCGTACTTGTTATTAAACCAAGTGTATTCTTCGTTCGGATTCATGTTTTTAAACACAAATGGGCGACGGTTCTGGAACACGATAGGCTTAAGCACTTTAGTGTCATCAATCAAGAACCAAGGCTCACCAACATCCGTTAAAGGATTACCGACTACGTTTGAAAAAGTGCTCGGCACTGTGGTCGCTAATGGATGATCAGTATCAAAGTAGTTCTGCCCATCAAAACACAGCGTCGTAAATCCAGCGGCCAGAATTGGATAACATAAGGTGTCAGGGAAGTAGGCCACTTGATCGCCGTAGTTCTGAGCAATCACGCCATAGTGACCGATTAGATCATCGTCTACGTTATCGCGAGATACTGAGATAGAGCTTTCAAAGGTTTTGTTTTCAATTGAATAGCCATGCTTACCCATGTCGGCCAGCTGACGTGCACCCGTCCACTCAACAATGCCAGGTAAATCTTTTAGCCAGCCGTAAAAGTTGGCGGCACCTGAGCTTGGTACTTCGGTAGCAATCATTGACCATTGCGGTTTTGCCGCAGATAAACCCTTGGTATAGGCCGCTGACATCGTGGCCTGTAGTGCTGTTAACACTTGTGCTTCAGTAGCCATTAGTTAGCTCCTACGTTCATTTGTTTTTTTGCCGCTAGGAAATCTTCTTTAGAGACGCCCATCTTGCGACACATTGCGATTTCATGTTCTTCAAGCACAGCCGCGCCATTAGTATCAACAGACAGCTTCTTTTGTGCGTTGGTGGCAATTGCTGGAGCGGTGCCCACAAACGTTTTGAACTGCTCAATGCCGCCTTCCGCGCGGCACATGCCAATAAACATATCTTTATTAGCCGGTGCGACCTTGCCCGCATCAATCGCGGTTTGTACCAGTGCATCAATCTCTTTATCTGCAATGGCGTTAAGTGCCGTCTCGGCTGTGGCAGCACGGTTAAGCGCAACTTGGTGCGTCTCAATCGGAATGAACTTGTTTAAGTCCGGCGCATTACTACGGTTAAGCGCAATCTGTTCAGCTTGCTTAATGGCATTAATAGCAACGGCGGCTTGTTCCGCGCTGGCATCTTCACCAAGGCCAAGCAGGTCAGTTAAAAGCTTTGGCAGCTTCATGGGGTCATCCTCTTTTCTGTTAAGGGCGGGTACATCTAAATTTGGGCTGTTAGTGAGTCCAGCGCTTGCTAGGCTGTAGACAATGCCTGTCGCTGGATCATGTGAAAAACCTGGTGAGTAGAAGGCATACTTCTTCTCATCAATCATTTCGCGGCCATCGCTATTCCATTCGACGTAACCCCAAATCTCACCAGCACGGTTTTCAAGCTTGGTAATCCAACCGTAAGCTGGGGCAGGCTCGCCATTGGGCGCTTTGAGATGGGTAGCGTGTTCAACGTCGAACGGACGTTTTTTGGTAAAGCTGGCGACAACAGCATCAGGATTAGGGTTCATCCATGAACGGCCATCAATCCCTGTAAAGTTTCCTGCGGGTATCATCGGCAGCCAAATGCCTGGCGCATTGGCTTCGAGTGCCATCATGTTGAAACAAAGCGCGGTTAGGGCAGTGACTGTCATGGGTGAGAACTCCGTTAAGAATTACATAGCAACCTCCTAAGCGTGGTTGGTATGGATAATCTGCAATTGATTAACAACGGAGTTCAGCATGCAAAAAAAAAGCAACTGACGATAAATAACGTCAATTGCTCAATATTGGGGTGGTGTGCAAATAAAAAAGGCGGGCACTACGGATTTACTATGGGGCGTTGAGCGTTTAAAGATTACCCTAAAAAATCAGGTTGGCAAGCGTGCAACGACAAGCCAACCCAAAACATCAAGTCAAACCATGTTTAAACCCTGTTTAAATCGCGTCAGGCTTGTTTAAATTTTTTTGCGAGTAACTTTGTAGCCAATCGCAAGTTAAGCGTCACCAGTGAGCGTTTGACGCATCCGCGCTTCTTTAATCGCTAGGTCATCTAGAAGCATATTTTCACGGCCTTTGCCTGGGTTATAGTTCCATCCTGGTTCTATGCCTTCTGGCAGAACTTCTACTTCGCCGGTGCGCTTATTTACCCACTGCTTATTTTTACTCGCGGGGGAAGTAGTGGACACTTTACCCGAGGCGATCAGCTTGTCGGCTTCATACTGTGTTACCTGCCTTATCCAACACTTGCAGCCCCAGCCGTTGGGCGTCATGTGCGTGTCCCACCAAGGGTCATCCGCTGGCAGTAAAGTATTATTCCACTTTACGTGCTCGATACGGTGTTGCTCACTTGGCCCCAGTTGATAAAGCAAATAAGGCAAGGTGCGCTTATTACGCTGAATGCGTTCCCACTGGCCTGCGCTTCTGGCGGTACGCATATTGGTTTTATAAATAGTCTTTATACGGCCTTCGCTACCCAGTTGCACCAGCTTTGATTGTTGTGTTAATGGATCCTCCATCGTCTGCACACCCCACCAACCCGACTTAACCAACAGCGGTTTAAGGATATCGCGGAACTGCTCGAACGTCTGGCCGCTGGCAATGGCATCTTCAACAATTTGTTTTACGTCAACCAGTAGATCCGCGTTCATCATCTTAGCGACAGTAAAAGCATTGGCTTGTTCTTCCTTCCATACATCACGAAAGTCAAAGCCTGGCTTAATGCCTTTGCGCTTGAACCATGCCAGTGCTTCTTTTGGTACCAGCGTATCAGCCATCTTGGTTATCCCCTAAGCCGCGTAGCTGAAACATGTACTGCGCCATCTGCGCAATAAACTGCTCCGCGCCGAGCTGCTCTTGCAGTGCAGGTAAACCTGCCGCGAACTGTTCATAGCTGGCTGACTTGTTAGCGAGCTCAATAATCGGGTTCATAAACTCTTCGGCCACTTGTACCCACTCACCAATAGCCTCGTTAGTTAGCACATCTATCTCAGCATCAGCTGTGTTCATTACGCGGTTAATGGCTATGCGCTGCGCATGCTGGCGATTAGTTGCAATTGGCATATCAAGCATACCGCCCGACTGTAGTGGCATGAGGGTTTCTTCACCTTCTTTCACTATGCTTAGGCCAAACTTATCCGATATGTCAGAGGTTAATACCTTTAGGCCACGGTCAACAAATGGCGTGATGCTTTCGACAAACATCTTTAAGTCTTCTGGCTCAGGCACCTTGATCCGCACTTTCGGATAACGTAACTGCACACCCCAGTTAAGGATGATGTATGGCTTGATCAAGTACTCATTGATTGACGACTCAAGTTGTCGCGCATCCCACTTGGCAATATCAATACGCACTTCGTTATGCACAGTTGCTTGCGATTGCGAGCTGCCGTTATCGGCGGTCATGGTTTGGCCGAGTACCGCTTTTGATACTTGCTCATCACACCAGCGCGCCATGTTCTCAAACAGCGTATTACCGCCATTACCCTTGGCCGTTTCAACCAGTTCAATTTTCATCGACTCGGGGATAACGGCGCCGGCATCACTGGCAATACGGCCTATGGCATTAATCAAGGTATCAATGTCATCTGTGCTGGCGTTCGCGCCGTACTTACCAATGCGCACGGGTATGCCGAACACCTCAGCGAACGCCCACCAATCGCGAATCGTGAACGACTTAAGCATGTACATCACAGCCACAAGCCGCGCTAGGCCATTACGCCAAACACTACCCGATTTAGATCGCGGGGTATGGATAATAAATTTATAGGGCTCAAGTGCCGCGCCCAATGGTGCATCTTCACTAATCAGTAATATCTGTTCAAAGGTAGTTTGGTCTTGGCGTAAGTAACGCGGGTCTACCCATTTGTAATCTTGCGGTTTCCACGGCGTGGACTGGGTATCCCATAAAATTTGCACCACAGCTAAGCCTTTGCCTAAGCCATCGAGCAAGTCGAAAAACAACTCGGGGATGGCATCATCGTCCATGATCTCCCGCACCCGCTCAGCCATCAGCACATCAATGGCATCATCACTGGCAGCTTCGACGGTTGGCGCTATTGCAGCCACGGCAAGTTTGCGCGTTCGCAGCTGCGCCGAGTAATGCAAGTCGCGCTCTTCAATTTCTTCGGCCAGTGTCATATAGGCTTCGGGGTCGTTACCGTCGATAACACTGCGCAGCACCGCCGCCAAACGGTGCGGCGTTAAGGTTGAGGCTACGGGGTTAGCGCGGGGGTTGCGCACCCCAGTGGTATAGGCACGGGCAATGTCTTCACTCATTACCTGTTTGTCTGCTTTAAAAGGCTTGCCCGTTGACGGGTCTAAAATGCTGCTCATAGTCTTATCCCTTTGCCGCGCAAGTCTTGCTGCGACGTATCGTCAAATCGGTTGTTATCGGCGGCTGTGCCAAAGAACTTGCGGTGTTGCTCATTTTGTTCGGCTTTAATGGTGTGCAGTTCATAACGGGTAATGTCAGCTTTTGATGCCAAGATCCCTAAGAAGATAGCGACCGCGCTATCGCCGTGGCGCTTGTTGCCATCACTGCCCGTGGTGCGGCTATCATCAATGCCTGGCACACCACGATAGATTTGGATCTGGCCTAAGTCGGTAATCACATCCTCATGCTTAGGCAGCATGATCTCATCATCTTCAAACAAGGCTTTAAAGCGCGGCATGTTCTCGCGATAAAACGCCACCGACAGCATCACCTCAACCACCTCAGCACCGTATTTATAACGGGCTTGTTCGGCTAGATACTGGCCGTTACCACGGGCATCGAGATAGATACCATCACGCCTTGGCAGGCGATCACAGATGTAATACAGCGCTTGCTCTTGCTGCTTAAACGGCACGTTTTTTAACTCAACTAAAAACGGCACAGTGCGCTTAGTGTTTTCTTCAACTGTGATAGGCGCGAACACGGTTAAGTCGCCACTGCGCGCAAAGTCTTCACCCAGTGCATGGCGTAGGTTTACAGGCAAATCTTTAAGCACAGGCTCAACGGATTGCTCTAACCACTCTTGCATCTCACCCTTTCGGGCATGTTCGCTGGCTTGGTTAAACAAGGTTGAGCCGGTAAAGCGCAGCACTGGCGCATCGAGTATCGCGGCGCGTTCACGCAGGCCACGGCTAATGTAAGCACCGCCGCCGTTCTTAGGTACACAGTAGTATTCTTCTTGGGCGTCTTCTTCGGTAGCAGTGGCTTTGATCAAGCCTGCTTTCCATTCATCCTCAGCCGCTTGACTCCACTCTTTACCGCGTACCTGACAGATGCGTTTGTATAGGCCATCGGCACAAGCATCATCAAGGGTGATGCGGTGCACTGAGTAATCTTTTTTACCCGCACGGGAATCATTAATCAGGGTATTGAATAGGTTATCAGTGCCGTTATGGGTTGAGATCAAGCGTATCTTTGCGCCCCACATGGTAAGCGCTACTGCAGCTTTAAGCACTTCAGCTAGCTTCTCGTGAAACGCGGCTTCATCTATCGTTACGTTACCTTGCATACCGCGCAGGTTTGACGGGTTAGACGACAAGGCTTGTATTTTAAAACCGGATGCAAAGTAAATGGCAAAGGTCAGGATCTCTTTACCGTCCTGACCATCGTCAATAAATAGCTCTTCTTGTATTTCACCCGCAGCTTTATTGAATACCTTGGCCCACATAGCCGCAGCATCAATAAACTCCCGCGCCATTTCCTTGTTGGAACCCACATAGAAATGATTGGTCCCACCTTGGCCGCGTGCCGCACTGGCAGACAGTGAGGCATCACATGCCTCAGCCCAAGTTAGCCCAGTTCGCCGCGACTTCTCGCCAATCTTTAATGGTGCTTCATCAGCTATCCAATCTTTTTGGTAGCCAAGCAATACAGCGGTAGGGTCAAAGCGACTGAGTACTGAGGCTTCATAGGCAGGATCAAAGGTACTGGCTGAACTGCCAAGTGCCAGCGCAACACCAGCAGCGGCACCTAATACCTTTTGCTTAATGCTCATTATGCGATCCCCAAGATTTCACGTTTGAATAGCTCAACCGCTTCTTTACTTAAGCCTGCTGCCTTGGCGACCTTCTCGGCTTTGTCTGCGGCTTCAACTGCAAAGGCACTGCGGATCTCTTTCTCAACTTTAATGCTCGACATCGCGGCCGCTTCAACACGTTGTATGACTAATGCCAACTGCCCTAGGGCTTTTGGGTCAATGGGTTTTGCATCTTCTTCATCGGATGCGTCCATCATTTTCATGCTGGTTTCAAAGGCCATAGTGCGCACAAACTCTTGCAGCAATTTACCCACGTCAGAGGTGGGTGCTTGGCCTAGTTTGGCGGTCCATACCTCGGCGACTTCGCGGCTTTGGCGAATACGTTCACCAATGGTTTCAAACTTTTTCGCAAAGCGGTTAAAGCCGGTGCGCGATAGCTTGGCATCTTCGGGCAAACCTGCTTCATCAATCATTTGATTAACGGCTTCAAGAATATCTTTTTGATGCATGGTGCCACTGCGCAGCAGTGCATGCAGTTGATCGCGGATTTCCTGTGGCAGTAAATTTACTTTCGACTTACGGCTACTCTTTGCATTGCTGAGATTAGACATACCGCCCCCTTATGCCCGTGGGCGCTTAACACCTGGCACAGTGGCTTGGCCTGTGGCGGCATCTTCGCCACGGCCAGTAAGACGGGCAATGTGGCACTCTTGCATGGTACGCAAAGTAATCAAACCTTGTTCTTCAAGCCATGCTAAATGGCTGCGTACTTGATCGCGGCTAATATTGTGGCCGTATGCTTCAAGGCACGAATCCACAATAGATTCGTTAGCCTCGTAACCTTGCATATCAAGCAGCGAACGCAGGATCACAAGGCGTTGGTCTTCGGTTAATAATGTTTTAAATGACATATGATCCCCTATTTATCATCCTTTAAACGCTGTTCTAATAGCAGTCTTGCTAAGTGTTCCACGGGCTGAATGTTCGCTCTGAGTTCTTTAATCTCACCGCGCGTGTTTGCCAGCTCAAGCATCAATTCTGTGATTTGCTTTTGAGTCGGCAAGCTATCGACATGTACCTTTAAGTCATCCACTTTCTTTTCAACCTTAGCGAGGTCTTCATGCTTAGCGTATGTCTTAGATAACAGTGCAAGAATGACTACGCCTGCGGTACTTAATGCTGCCCAAACCATCGGCCAGTAGGCTTTTAGCCAAATCTCCATTAGCGTTCCTTAGCCGTTTGACAATCAATGCAACGCACTGCATTAGGGTTAGCGGCTAAGCGAGGCAACGGGATTGGCTCACAGCAAGCAATACAAAAACGGCTACCGTGCTTATCAACTAATGGCGATTCAACGGGGTGATCTAACTGCCGGGCAATGGCGTTATCTCTAAACGCCTGCTCGACTGCTTGAGCGCGATCAAAAGGGTCAGTCATTAACGCACCTTTATAATGTTGGCAATGGCACCGACAACTTTCTGACCGCTACTTTTGGGGTGCGGTGCAAAGCCATCGAGGGTACGTAAGCCTAAGTAAGCCCACGCGGGGCTCGATAGCAGCGCAGCAACTGACACATCAATGCCCACGCCATAACCAAAGGCATGTAAACCTTCCATCAAAAAGCAATAGAGGATAGTTGCCCACATAGACTGACGAGCCATTAATGGCCGCGTGGTACGGATGTAAGGATCTTCGGCTTTGTCGCCACTGCGAATGGTCTCTTGGGTTTCGTGCTGCTCGGCTTGCTTATCGTTAAGCGCAAGCTCTTGGCGGCGGGTGATTTCCTTTTCCATTTCCACTTTAATGCGCTCAAGTTCCACCAAGCTTTCGGGCGGTAGTTTTTGCAGTTGGTTGGCAAGTTCCAGCTGTGCGCCCGCTTTGTTATCGCCAAACACACTGTCAACCGACTGCACCATATCGGCCACTTTGTTAGCTGTGTCGCTGCCACCGAACAAGGATGAAATACCACGGATAGCGGTAGGGCCAACTTCCATAGCAAGTTTGGCAGCGCCAAGTATTAGAGAGAGTGACATGCTCGTAAGCTCCTAAGTTTTGATAATTTGTCAGTGCCACTAGGCACAATGGTTTGGTCGAGATGAATGCGGATATCGCATTGAGAAACGCTATGCCAAGCATGTTCAAAAAATGCTTGCATAGTGCCGCAATGGCTAAAGAGCGGCGGCTGAGGTACAGGCTCGCTTGTGTGGTAAAAACGCAGTTCAGCATTAAGGCGCATCTCGCGCCCCTTAAATTTTGAGTAGTCCCAGTTCTTACCCATTACTGAAGCTCCCATGCCGCATTGGTCAGGCTGACTAAGCGGTTATGCCAGCCCTCAATAAATCGACCTTGGGTAATATTCTTTATGATGATACGGGCATAAAAACGCGCACGGCGCAGGCCGTAACGGGCACACAGGTATTCGGTATCGCAGCCATTAACAGCGGCGCGAGTCGCGGGGCCAACCTTGCCATCGGCTTTGGTGCCAGCGATTTCTTGCAGCATCAACAGCGCATTAGTCACGCCATGCTGCACGGCTGCATCGAAGGTATACAGCGCAACAGGGCCAGACCACTGCGCACAATAGGCAGGTTTCCAATAATGAGTGTGATAAATAGAAACTATTTTATCTAAGGTGAGCGCGGCAATATCAAGGCTTGGGAAAGCGCGTTTACTAATGCCGCCTTTGGTTTCCCCGCCCGCATCTTTAGGGTCGTTGACATAGCCAAGGTTAGGCTTGGGTGTACCGTCTTGATTGAGTGCGCCTTCTTCAATCAGTACAAAGCGCACCGCATGAATAAACTCAGGTGAGTATCCCGCAATTGAAAAAGCATAATGAGATAACGGAGAAGGTGAAAACATAAAAGCACAACCTGATTAAAATAGCCTAATCGGATTGTGCTTTTTATAGTGAAGGGGGATTAACTAACGAGAATTATTCACTTACTGAAACTGGTAAAAAATAACTATCATGCATAGTTGCATTTATTTTGCAAAAATCAAGGCTCTCTTGTTTCCCTGCCACAAGAAACCCATTAATACCATTATCGTCACCACCAACATATATCCAGTGTGTATGGCCGCTTCTATCATCTTTTATTTTAAACTCAATATCATAAGTCCAACCGTATTTTTCTGATCGGTATCCAAGCATACCAGCTTCTTTAATAGGCTTAGTTAGATCTAGTTCCTCATCACCCCAACTACCTGTTTTGTTTTTAGATTCATATCCAATAACGACATCGCTCTGATATGAAGCATTTACACTGTTCGCCTTCTTTACTGGAGGACAAAGCTGAGATAAAACTGAACCAGCATCTTTAATTATCTCTGAATGTTCAATGTCACGTTGATTAATTTCAAAGGAAAAATCATCATCTGAATTACTACATCCAAAAACAAATACTGTGGAAATTAAAAATAATAGCGGTATTTTCTTCATAACCCTGTCCCTTAAAACAATTCTGGTTGTCGGTTCTTCACTTCGCGTTTGCGCATCTTAGCAATAACCCGATAGATATGCTGCATACTCTTATCGTATTTGCGCGACAGCTCCTCAACGTTATCGCCTTTGAACTCATGCCAAATAGATAGGTTTTGGATCTCGGACTCTAACTGGCGACCACGGGGCAAGTACAATTGCACGCCGCCAAACTCACGACAAATACGATTCAGCAGGGCAATAGCAATTTTAGTATCAACATCGTGCGCACCTAACTCATGCTTGAACATGGCATAGATTTGCCGCATCGCTTCAGGCCAACGCTGCGATTCTTCATCTTCGGCAATACGCTCAACATCATCTAGGCTGATATTGTCGTAACCAAAAAAGTCGCCGTTCTCTTCGTTCGCGGCATTGGCTGTACGATTTGTTGATTGATTCATGCTGTCACCTTCTGCCAGATAGAAAAACACCCCGCATGGCGAGGTGTGTTAAGTATACGGCATGGGAGATCCCATCTTCATGGGATTAGGTTAGTACCCACTCATGCAATAAATCGTTTTGCTTATCTTCTGATAGACGACCATCAACATAAATTTCACGAGTAAACCCTGTTGAACTTACCAATTTTCTTAAGACATATCTAATGACTTCAAACCCGTGGCCGAGGATTTCTTGTTGAACCTCGAAGTAATCAGGTGAGCATCCGATATCTTTTACTGTTATAGAAACTCTTTTATTGTGAAGGGGCCCACCCAAAAACAAAAACTCAGCATTATTTATTCCCACAATAAAACTCCTCATAGTGTGCGGCTAACTTTTCATAGCCTGCGGGGCCTGTCAATTTATCATTGGGCGGAACGCGGCCACCACGGACGATAATCGCATCAGCCATACCGCGATAATGCCACTTCTTTAATGCCTCCAATACCACTACAGCCTGCATTGGCTTTAACCATTCTATGCGGTCAATGCCTTGGCCGTTGCCGGCTTTGGTCATGCGCTTAACGTAGGTGTTAAGCGCGACTTCTGTTCGACTGCGCACAAAGCCTTGGTCATACATGGTTAACCAAATGGCGCGAATTTTCGGCACCTCAGCCGCCCGCGCTTGTGCCTTCGGCTTGGGCTTAAAGCCGCGCAGTTTCATGGCATCCACCACCGCATTGAGCTGCGACTCACTCAAACCTTTGGCGCTACGTGCGCCGGTGATCTGCTCTAACAAATTGCGGTACATATCATCGTCAAGTTGCAGATCTCGTTTACCGATTTGCACCAGCTTAAGGGCGTTAGACATGGTTAACTCCTTAAGAAATTATCTGCGTTATTTCGATAATTTGCTGACCAGCCATCAGCTCCACTGCTGCTAAAAATTCATGTGGGGATGATTGCAAAAACATTGGCTCAAAATTAATTGAACGTACATTAATATTTCCTCCCCCATATTTAGCATCACGTGACATCTTTATTGCACTCGGCGACGCCTTCTTGAAATTAGCAATAACTTTACTTGCAGTGGCAGATTCAACCATAAACGCTCTTTGAATATGAGCTCGACGAATCACCCCATGCACCATTAAAACTGACTCTATAAAACGAAACATCGCAATTTTTTTGAGGTTATATGCTATTGATTTATCAGTAACTTGATTCGTAATTTTTACGCGTTCACGAACAAAGCCAAGTCTAATTAAAGCATTACGTAAACCTGTAACACTTATACCAAACTCTTTTGCTGCACCAGATATAGAGATGGATATGTTGTTATTCATATAAAGTTCAATAGCCTTGTTTAAATTGTCATCATTTTCAACAAAATCATCCACTTGAATATTTTTCTCATATAAAGATTTTTTTAATCTTTGACCAGAAATACGAGCTTTTGATGCCGCTGCTGAGATGGACATCCCATCAAGATAATACTGGATTCCTTCTTCAAGTTTTCCTTGAGACAACTTTGTTTTATCTACTGCAAGCCCTCTAATTTTTATGTGTTTTTTTAATGATTGAACTGAAATGTTATTCTGATTTGCAATTGAAACAATGGTTAAGCTTTTATCATCTTCGTAAAGCTGTATTGCACGCTCTAATCTGATAAAGAATTCTTTATTTATTTTACGCATTAATCCCCCTATGCCGCTTTACGACTTTCGTTACGTTGCATTCGTTCGCTGCGGTGCTCTGACTGACACGCTTTACAGTGACATTGCAGGCCATCCGCTTCGCGTGACGAGGTAGACCAAAACAGCGTATCTTGCGGCCAGAACTCTTGGCAGCGGGGGCACAACTTTAGTAAACCAAGTTCGTCGTCAACCAAAGCCGTACCGCGCTCCATCCTGCGAGCGATTAGCATAGGCTTCATCAATGGCGTGTATTCACCGAACATAGTCACTTACCCCTTTGGCTGCTCATCAGTGCTCGGCAACCACGCCGAACAGACAAGCAAGGCATACAGCGCCTTGCTTGTTTCGCTTATTCAACTGAATACAGGTTCGTTTTTTAGACATGCGGCTTTAGTAAGTTCTAAGCCTTCAAGCTTTTTAAACTGGCGGCACAGCACTGAGGCTTTAGAGAAGTAAGGGCAAAGCCAAATTATCTTGCCGTGTAGTTCTGGGTATTCTTTTTTAGCTAGACGCTTACCCCAAACCTTTTCAATTTGTGTAATCATTTTTTGTTTGTATTTAGCGATCGTTCTCTGGCTCCAAACATCAGGAATAATCTTAGGGGCATCTTCTGGTAAGTTTTTTATTTGGCACATCCAAGCGCCTTTGATTACGGTATCTATGTAAACGCTTAAACAGGTCGTTGCTTCATCCTTACGTTCACGCTGAACATGGATCTCATGGCCTTTATAGCCGAACTTAACATTGACAAAGCTACCCGCCATTTCGGTTTCAATCTGCTGCCATTGTTCCTTACTGATTAAGCTAACTGGCTTAGGTGTGCGTGGTTTAGCAACAGCACGTTTAACGGCTGGCTTAGTGGTTTTTGCTACTGTGCTTGTTGTGGCTTTATTCATCGTCCCATTCCTTTTCTTCGTTCTGTTTCACTACAATGCGTTTGGCCTTTACTGCGCTGCGTGTACGCCAGTCGTTACCAAACTCTTTTATTGCCCATGCCTCAGCCAGTTCTTTGGTTTTAAACCTGCCATAAGCCATGATGTTTTTAATGATGTCGTCATGGCGTTTGCTCATGCTCACCGCCAGTGCTTAACGCTTCACTCTTAGCTTTAACCTCAGCGCAAAGCGCCTCGTATTCTTCGCGCACGTTGGATGCTTCATTGCCCAGTACAAAGTTAAGGGCGGCGATATAACCATCCTCAAAGGTAGAATCAGGGAACGCCGTGCCGGTGCGTTCGCTTTCCATCACGGCTTCGGCCATTACGATTTCACGCTCTAATTCACCTTTGCTGTACTGTGCGGTGAACAGCCATTTAAGATCATTCATCATCGGTTTCACTCCTTCGCGTTTTGTCATACACGGTGACAATGTTGCGGTTAGTGATAAGAAAGTAGGCACACTCGCATTCCAATATTCGTTTGGGTTGCCAGCCTGAACGCTTCCTTATTCGCCGCAGCTGCTGTTTAGTGGGGCGGTGAGCGGTGGTTATTGCCTCAACCATTTGCCGCCAGTTGCGCCCCGTGCGTTGTCGCCAGCGGATTACCGCGTGGCGACTTACGTTTACTTCTCCGTAGCGGGTCAGTAGTAGATATTGCATAGCTACAACTTGGCGATATCGAGCGAGATTTGCTTATACACGCCATCGTCTTGGCGCTCATAAACGCGCAAATACGGCGTACTGCCCATCACTTGGATAGAGTCTGCTATCGCGTCCATCGCCTCACGCCAATCGGTGTCATCGATGTTTAACTGGCGTAGGCTTAGCACTTGGTTAACGTCGATATAACCTTGTTTATTTACCTTGAATGACAACTCCACCAAGGCTTTGATTTGGTCGCTTGAACCGATTGACCAACGCTGAATGCATTCATCAATCTTTACCTTGGCCGCTTGTATCCGTTCATCAAAAACACGGTGTTCGCCTATGCTGCGCTGGACTTTGTATTTGCCGTCGAATGACATCAACGAGACATTGCCCTTAGTGCCGCCAAACTTAACGCCAAACTCGCTGGCGCTGAGGTCGATAAAGTCGGCAACCGTTGCCATTGAGGTGGCTTTATATGTCGCCATGTGGCCTTGCATTTCTTTGGCGGCTTCAACGATTTTCAGCACGACTTCATCACGCAGTTTGTCGATATCTTTCACTTGGCTTTCTGGTACTGCATGGCCGAGTGCGTTTAAGCGAAAGCCCTGTGGGGCAGTTTGGTTAGTCATTTGTTTTCTCCACGATATTGAAAGAAAAGTTTTCACCATCTTGAACAACTTCTACCTGTTCAAAATCGAGTTCTTCCAAGTCATCAATCGCATAATCTAAGGTGGCGTAATTTTGTTTTGCCGCATCAACTTGGCTTTTGTAATTCGCTAATTGCTGCTTTAAAATTTCCATGTACTTCGCTTTGGATATCAATTTTTTATCTGTCATTTCAGTTCTCACTTCTTAAAAATTCTTCGGCCACACGCTGATTAACTCAGGTGAATATTGGTTTAGGGTTTGGCAAATCTGCTCGGGTAAATCCATGCCATCATCTACCCAGCGCACTAGGCAACCGCTGTAACTGGCAACACAGATTTGATTGACCATGCCGTACAACACTTCGGTAATGCGATGCGCTTTTGAACGCAGTTTGAACGGCGGTTTATCTACGTCGATCACCGGCGTTAAGTGCTGGCTGTTAATGCTGAGCACTGTGCAACCATGCAGCTTTAAACGACCAACGGCGGTAAGTGCTTGCGCTTGTTTTTCGAGTTGAGTTTTCATGTCACACCTCCTTCACTTCGCGGTAGATAAGCCCAGGTGCCAAGATGACTTCATCATCACGCATCTGGTCTAAACAGAACCCGCCACGGGTATTGGCAGCCACGCGATCAAACTCAAACTTTTTACCGTGGCGGTTAGTGATAATGCGGTTAGCTTCAATAGGCTTACCTTTGATCACTGCGATAATTGTCTCTTGGCTTTTGCTTGTTAATTCCATCACTCACCATCCTTTGTTGTGTCACGTAGTTTTCCACCACAAAATGGGCAGTAGTTAAACACCAAACCTTCCGCTAAATGTTCACCTTGCTTAATCTTCACAAGGGTTCCTTTTGAGGTGCCTTCGATAAAATTTACTATTGTGTGTTTGTAGATCCCCTTTGATTTTTTAGTAGGAAATACATCCGCAATTGCTGCTATGTGCTGACATAAACTGGCAGCGTAGCCACCTTCTTTTTCAGAGCACTTTTCCATATTCCCCACCTTGTTAACATCCAAAACAAACACCACCAAAAAGACTGAATATCCATTCAACTAGGTTGAATACGCTGTACCCGACACACCCAATGACAACAACCCAAAACAGTTGAACTACTAGCGCTAGCGTTTCCATACCTACCTCAATCGTTAGTTTCGAGTTCAGCAAATGCAGTGCGTAGCAATTGCTCAGTGATGCCCGTACCTTTGGCAAACATCGCCGCCAGCTTTAGGGTTTTACTCAGTAAGCGCAGCCCACCTGGACGCTCGCTAATTTGGATCATTAAACCCAGTTCAGCGCCTTCTGATACATTCCATGCTTTAGCAATGGCACGAACGTCAGCTTGCTTGGCTTTGTGGATGCCACGCTTTTTAGCAATGCGCGAGAACAGACGAGCAAAGTCTTCGTTACGGCGTCCACCAGTTAACTGGCTATACACTTTGTTGTTACCTACCAGTGCCATGCCGATGCCTGTTTCTTCTTGTAGGATGCGCAGCTCTTCAAGCGTGGGGTAATCAAGGTGATCCGCTTCATCAATAATGATTAAGCCTTCACTGCCTTTAAGGCGTTGGCGAATAACACGGGATAGCGAACCTTTACGGCGAGGGGCATCGTCCATGCCAAGCTCCATCGCTATCTCGTATAAGCATTCACTCAGGCTTGAACGGCTGGGGCTGGCAGTCACTTTCCACACGTTGTTATTAGTGCGTTTGTATTCGTCTAGTGTTTTGCTTTTACCTACCCCTGACGCGCCGTAAACCACCACAATAGATTCGGTTATTTGGGCATAGGTTAGGTCGTCCATAATCAACTTGGCGGTGGGCGTTAAAACAAAGCCAGGGTCCATATTTGGGTTAGCTTCACGTTGGTCACGCATCCGCAGCCACTTGGTTAACTTTTCAATAATCTTCACTGGATCGGCTTTGTATTGGCCGTTCAACACTTGGCTTAATGTGGACGGGGCGACACTGATCTCTTGCGCCACTTGGCCTGACGTCACGCTTTGGGCGTTAATCAACGTTGCTACGCGCATGATGATGTCTGTTTGTTTACTTTCGGCCTTCGCTAGGCTGTGTACGTTAGTCATATTCATTCCTTTTATTGCTGATTTAACTTGGGTTTAACGCTGGTTTCGAGAGTGTTTAAAGACGGTTTTTACTTTTCAGCTCACGCAAATAGGCAACGCTTTCGCTAAAGTTAGCGGCGCACTCGGCTTGGTGGTCTGAGTCGATATCATGGTCGTAAGCAATGGCGGCAGCGGTGTTACCCATTGACGTTGGGCGCACCATCATTACCACTTTGGTTTCGGGGATAACTTCTTCGGCAGCTGGGCGCATCATTGCGGCCAGTTCCAGTTGGTCTACGCTGATTTTTGCAGCTGCGGCCAGCTTGTTGTTTTTGGTAAACTGGGTGCGTTTACGCTTGGTTTCACGCGCTGATTGAGTATCACCAAAAGCATCTTTTTCAAGACATTGCGCAGTGCAAAGATGCACACCATTTAGGGCGTAGATCTCTAATGAGTCATGCAGCTTTAACGGGTCAAAACGAGCGACCAATTTTTGGCCGACATAGTTCATCATCGTCTCGTTGAAGTAGCGGTTCTTACGGCCTTTGATACTGCCGCCAGCATCGAGCACTATGGTGCCGTGCTTAGATACCCGTACCGCTTCGGCTTGCAGCATCATCAGTTGCAGCTGTGCCTTAGTCGCTTTGCGTATTTCAGCGTTTTGGTAGCTGACATCAAATGCCCGATCAAAGCTCATAAAGCCTTTACAGATTTCGGTATTGCGGTTTTCTTTGGCGTTGTACATTTCAACACCCTTAGCAATGGCTTTTAAAAAGTCCTCTGCCGCAATAGCTTTACTACCGTAGTTATCCGGCTTTGCCATTGGGTTAGCGCCTGTGTAGGCACCACGACATAGCGGGTGTTTATCTATGTATTCCTCAAGCCCACCCACACCGAACATACGTTCAACAGGTTTTGCTTGGCCGTGGCCTTTACCGAGGATCACACTTGACCAATGCAGCTTGATCCCAAGCATGGGGATGATGCCTAACGGGTCATCTTCTTTAACTTTAAAGCGGTAGCGGTTAGCCACGCCTCCGGTCATCCATTTGTTGGCCGCTGCGCGGGTGTTATCGATAGTGATTTCTTTTGGCACACCGTACTTTTCGCACACGTCCATAAGTGACAAACGAATGCTGTCGGTGTTTTCGCTGATATCACAACGCCAACCGATGATCTTACGACTGTAAATATCCTGCCAAAACCACGTTTTAGGACGCAGCACCTCACCGTTAAACCACTTAACGAATACGTTATGTAAGTAACCGTCACCGTTGATCCACTCAAGCGCATGTAAGCCTTCAACGCTGCGTTCTTGTGGTGGGTACAGTTGGTGCAAGGCATGCTCACCTTCACGCAGTAGCACTAATTGCTGTGCGGGTATTTCATGGGCGATACGGCGTGCAAGGCTTTTTAAACTGGGTAACACCCAATCTTTACCTTTACTGGTATCTTTTAGGCGCTCATAACACACTGTCATTGCGGGTTGTTCTAAGCACAGATAATCCGCTTTAAAGGCTTCCCATGCTTCGGGCGACACAAAAGCAAACTGGTTTTTCTTCTTCGCCTGTGAGGCTTCAAAGTGTTTAGGTAATAAGGCAGGTGCCCAGTCAGATTCATCTATCCCTTTGACCATGGCGCAATGACGACGCAGCGTGCTAAGTGCGACTTGGTACTCAGCACAAACGGAGTCATACGCATCCATTAACGCTATGCCATTACGCTTTAACGCAAACACAGCTTGCACAGTACGTAACGCAAATTGCGCTTTAGCCTGGGCGGCATGATTGGTTTTATTCCAACGGCCCCAAAGTGCATCGCGGCAATAGCTATCTGATTGTGCTTTCTTCTTCGGTAATTTCAGCAGTTGATCGCCAACTTTGATTTGGCCTTCACGCTTATATAAAGCGGTTTGGACAGGTAAAGGCAGGATACTAATAGGGTATTCAAAGGCCTTTGTTCCTTGTCGCTTGCTTCTTTCTATGCCATTGGATTCAGCTAAGCTCTCAACTAATTTGCGAATACCACGTTCTGTGGTCGGCAAACCAGAAAGCCCAACAATCTCGCTAATAACAAACCGTTCCATATGATTACCCCGCTTTCGGCAGTTCTGCGTAGCGGCTTGGCCATACTTCAGCCGGAGTCAAACCAATGGCATTGGCTATAATTCTTTCGCCTTTCGGCCATGGTCTCTCTAAAGCATTTGCAAGAGTTGTAGAAGCAAGTCCGTTTTCACGGCTTAGCGCACTCATGGAAATGCCCTTCTTCTTTAGTGCAGCAATAATGTCTGCTCGATGTAAATCTGTGCGTTCCATTCCCATCCCTCTCATTTTCTGTAATGATTGGTAGTTAGTTAACCATCTAAACTAACTAACTTAGTTAATCTAGGAACAGTATTGATCAACAATAGGAACAGGTCAATGTGTTTTTGTTCCTTTTTAAGAATTGATGTTCCTATATTTAAACTTTAAAAAGGCAGAAACAAACAATGACTTACGATGAAAAGGAACATGAAAACCTAAAAAGGAACTCAGATCCTTTTGAGGAACATGCAAAAGGATCTTCTTTTTCAGAAAGACTAGGGTCGGTATTAGGTAATAAAAGCGGACGTGCTTTCTCTAAAGAGATAGGAATTTCATACAGCACTTTGCATAACTATCTATCTGGTGTTAGCTCGCCAACGCTGGACAACCTGATAACTCTTGCTGATAAAACAGGGGTATCAATAGAATGGTTAGCGACGGGTAGAGGTGATGAGATCAGAGAGGTAAAAGCTTTATATAATGCAGGCTTAGATATAGAAGAGTTTGCATTGATACCCGGATATAGAATCCAAGTATCAGCGGGGCATGGTGCATTAAATCCTGATCAACTTCAACCAAGTAGATTTTTAGCATTCAGGCGTAAGTGGCTGAAGTTTAGAGGCTTCAACGAATCTGAGTTAGCCATAGTATGGGCGAAAGGCGATAGCATGGAGCCCACCATCCACAGCAACGATACGCTAGTGGTTCATCTTGGGCGTAACAATCCAGCAGATGGGCACATCTATATTTTTAGGGATGGTGACAACCTGTTTGTAAAGCGGTTCCAGAATATGCTTGGGACTTGGCGCTTGATAAGTGACAACAGTTTTTATCGTGACCTAGATGTTCCTAAACTGGAACAGCATCAGTTTGAAGTCGTTGGGCAGGTAGTTCATATAGCCAAAGATATCGGCGACTGATTTAAATGTTTAAACGGGTTTTAAACTGAGTTCTAACATAATCAGCTAGTGCTCAATCTACTAGGCTAAATCAGCATGTTTTAAAAGGAGTGCTCAAACCACTAGATTTTTAGATGGCAATAAAAAAGGGCGCTATTAGCGCCCTATGTCATTCCATTAGATCCCGTATCCGCTCAAGCAATAATGACTTCTTATATTCTAGTTCACCAAGCTCTTGGTACAGCGATGCTAACTCACCGCCAGCAACTGAGGCTTTAACCGTTGCATTAAAAGAACCCGCCATATCAAGCACACCATCCTTTCTCTTTAATGCCTGCTCATACCGCGCCACCGCAGTCCTGCTGGTCTTTACGCCTCTCTGTTGAAGCCAGTCAGCGATAGCAGTGCTATTGCCATAGGCCTCCTTTCTAATCATACTATCAAGCTGTTCTTTCAGTTCATCCGACAGATTCAAAACAAAGTTTCTAGCTCGCGACAT